GTTTTCAATCTTCCTCTCCAGATATTCAACCACCCCTTGAAACTTAATAGCCTGTGCGTACATTTCTTCTAAGCGACGCTCAAGTTTTTCATTCTCGTCAATCTGATCTTCCAGAGACTTTTGTAACTTCTTGGCCAAGTCTTCCCAGTTCACCACTTGTTTTTTAACAGTCATATTTTTCTCCTTCAAAAAGGCATCGAATCGAGATCATCGTTGGCGGGCTTAGATTGCTTGGGGGCAGACTTCTTGTATGGCTTGGCTGCCTTGAGCGAAAGAAACTTTTGCTCTTGGTAGGTCTTTGTCCAACCAGAAATCTCAATCTCAATAAGTTCTTCATCACTATTTGTCATCAGCTCTTTGAGCAAGCTGCGCTCAATCTTGATGGTGCCACGCACGTTTGGGTGTGCTTCTGTAGTTTTGTTTTTGTTTGGCCACAATGAGCCGGTGTTGGGATATTCCATTTATTTCTCCTGTTGAAATGTTGCTTTACGTGTTTTAAATGCTTCAAGGGTTTCGTCGTAGATAACTTTGTTTTCGACTTTGAGCTTGTCGTATAACTGGCGGTTGGCTTGAAAGATTGAGTTCACATTGTCAACGGATTCGCTCATAGTTAACAGAATGTCTGTGCATTCCTTGAGCGCTCCCGCAAAACCACCGGGCTCTTTCTCGCTAATCGTGATCTGCCAAGGACCGTCTTTGCCTTGTACGTGCTCAAGCTTGGGTTCGGCCTTAGGCTTGGCCTTGGGTTTCTCTTCCTCGACTGGAGGCGCAGAGTCTAAGAGATCGTCATGCTCAACAATCTCCATTGCTGTCACCCACAGGTAGCGCCTGAGGTAAGTTTGAACAGCGCCAAGGTTCTGTACTTCATGGCATCCTTTTAAGGCCGCCGTAGACATCGGGCTTTGAATGACAATCTCTCCGCCGCCATCGGTGTCTGTAATGGTTAGCGTCGCAATTTCCATTCCGTAGCTGATAATCCCACACAGCCCGAGCTCGGCAAAGATGTTCTGCGTTACCGGCAGAAAATCATCGAGCTGCATATATGAATAATTGGCAAACTTGTTGTGTCCGCTTTTAGCAATCTTGGTTGTTTGCAGCTTTAGTCGTGCCTGCATTAGTTTCTTGTAAACGCTCATTCATTTCTCCCTGAGTTGTAATCCTTCCATTGACCGCAGAAATCCCGTACCTGACAGTAATTCTGACAGCGTGTTCGTTCCCCTTCCCTCACCTCTATGGCATAGCCCTTACCTACTTGCTCTAGCGCAATATCAGCGTCTTCTTTGCTATAGCAAATCTGCTTGGCACGTACCCCACCTACTTTCTTAATCGCCCAGCTCGTAGACTTTTCCCACATTTCTGCTGGCGTACATTGTGGTAACTCTTCGTTCGTCTCTGCGGCCAACAGGGCTTCGGAGTGAAGCTTTAACTGCTGACGAATAAAGTTTGTGCGCTCCTCATACGACCAGACTGTAATTTGAATCTCTTTGACCGGCGCATTGGGGTAGGTGTCTTTTGTTTCTGACTCCCTGCGTTTCCAGTCACGAATGATGGCCACAATGCTCAGCCCGGTCACAGGCACTTTCTTTACAGTCTCCACAAGCCATGCGTAGATATTGAGTTGCTGCTCCCACTCGGCCTTCTGGTTCATGACTGACCATGCGCCAACAGTCTTGTAGTCCGCAACATGAATGCCGTTCTTGTTCGTCACCTGAAGATCAATGGCGCCCGAGATTGACCATCCATCTAATACGGCGTGCAGTCTTTCTTCGACCAAGTGATTCGCATCTTTGCCATGCTCGAGCACAGCATGGATAGCCGTACCAAAGATTGCCCAGATACGATCCGCTACGTCTTCCTCAAGGTGCTCTTCGTTCAATCTCTTGAGCTGCACGATGCGTGGGCTGTTAATGAGCTCAGTCGCCGATATGTTAGCTCCACCTTTTGTGTATGTCGGCCGGCGAAGGACGTTCATAAACGTTTCTGGAAGATTGTGCTTGTTGGTCAGCTTCATTGTTTCCCCATCGCTTTGTTAATGACTGCTGCGGATTGATCTGCGGATGATTGAAAAATGTCTACCGATTTCATAAGTGAATCAACAAAATATTCCAACACCGTTTTGTCGCTATATTTATTCTGCGAGCTAAGCATAAATATTGTGCCGGCAGAGACTGTTACCAAAGCACGCAATGAAATTTTTATTCCCATTTCCAAATTTTCTTGGTCAGTAAATTCTTTTATAGTTTTTACAAGAATACGTGTGAGTTCCATTTCCTTTTCGTTAAACTCTTGACTATTCATTGTCGTGCTCCTCAACGTGTTTCATAGCTGCTGCCCATGCTGATCGCCAAATATGTATGGCCGCATCGTCTGGGAACGATATGTCTTTAAATGTTTCGTAGAATGCGTCTTCGCACGCAATAGAAAATGCGTTCATTTCATACTCCGCGTGGTAAACAAAAGCTCGTCAGAAAGTTCAAAAATGACTGCTGCAAGCGTCTTGGCTGCGGGAATGTCTTGCTTGTTAATCGCGTCTTGGTATTGCTTGAGACGCTGAGTCATGCGAATAATTATTTCGCTGTAGTCCATAATGCTCTCCTGTGTTATCCTCGTACAACACCTGTCTCCAAACAGATTAGGTACATCATAATTCATGTGTTGCAAGGATGTCAAGTATGTCATGCAAAATAATTTACGGTATTGATCCGGGGAGCTCTTCTGGGGCTTGGGGCGCTATAGGCGAGGACGGATCATTCGTAGGGTGCGGGGATCTACCTGTGCTTGACGGTAGGATTCTGGCCATAGACTTGTACAAGTTATTGCGTGACCCAGCAAAGATTGCCATAGAGGATGTCTGGGTTCGTCCGGGGCAGGGGATCGCTTCGTCGGGGAAGTTTATGAGGGCGGCCGGATCTATAGAGGCCGTGGCAGCGCTCACGGGGGCGAGTGTCTCAATGGTACGTCCTCAGGTGTGGAAGAAGCACCACGGGCTTATCGGAACGGATAAAAGCGCAAGTCTTGAGTTAGCTAGGGGACTGTGGCCGGAAGCGCCGCTGAAGTTAGTGAAACACCACGGAAGAGCGGATGCCTTACTTATGGCGCTGTGGCTATTGCAGCGATAAAGGTTTATTGGTATAGTGTTTACACCAAGTCCCTCCTTGGTCTGTTTCTCCAACAGGTAATATCTCCTGAGCGTCCCCTAGAATCCCCTCGCCTATCTGGTCAGGGGATTCTTCTTTGTGATATTGTATAAATGTGGGGTTGGGTCTTAGCCGCCCAATGTTACAAAGGGCGTTGCAACAAAGGTTCTGGCACGCACCTGCACTCTTCGCCCAATGTTTTGTTGTCTAATGGAAATCGTGCTTTATCGAGCCCACACTTTACTTTTTGTTTTATGCGGTATACAATTACTACATATTGTCGGAATTGGAACGCCGATGAGAGAAGACCGCAATAATCAGTGTCCCACCCCGCAAGGGGTTCAGTCCCACAAAGACTGCGTTCCAAGGGGGCATTGACTATTGCGGTTTTTTTATTTCTCCCGTTCTCCACACGATAGATAGAGCCTAAATGGGCTGCGTGGAAGGAAACATAGGCAGGTGATACCCCTCACTAATAAGCCTCGTAGCGTTGGATGGCGACTACACAAGATCTGTGGCTATGGTGAACTTACACGGATCGACGAACATTAACTCAGGTAGGACTGGAATCGTCTAAGGAATTTTGAGGATGATTTGGGTCAGGCGGGAGGGCTAAGGGCATACTGCGTAACTGCACACTGCCACTGCTCTCACCCTTGGATAGCCTATGGGGGCGAATTTTTTTGCGCATTTAGAAATTTCCTGTACAAATTAACAGTATTGCAAACGTTAGATTACAAGTATAGAATTACTAGACACGGTTGAGGGATCGTGTTTACAAGGGGATAGAATGAACACACACAAACACACGGCCGACTGCCCTCGCAGCGGCTTACGCACGTCTAAAGGATCACAATGTTAATCACAGAAATTACACTCAACAAACAAACCCAGTCTCGCACAGAGATTTCACAGGAGACGGTCGCTGAGTATGCGGAAGCCATGATAGAGGGCGATAAGTTTCCGGCGCTCACGGTTTTCTTTGACGGGATACAGAACTACTTGGTAGATGGATACCATCGTTACTTTGCGTATAAAAAAGCCGGAGCTAAGGATGTAGACGTCAAAGTTATGAATGGAACTTTGCGTGACGCGGTGCTGTACGCAGTCGGGGTCAATGACGATCATGGCCTACGCCGTTCGAACGAAGACAAGCGTAAAGCCGTGATGACACTCTTCAATGATATGGAGTGGGCAGAATGGTCAGACGCTGCTATTGCTCGCAAGTGCAAAGTTTCTTCGGCATTCGTGGGTCGGGTTCGCAAGGTACTAGATCTTGACGTTACCGAGAAGAAATACATTAATAAGCATGGCCAAGAGAAAACCATCAAGCCAGTTGGCAAGGCTCCCGTTGTAGCGCCTCCTCAAGAAGATGAGGCAATGAAAGAGCTAGCGCACGCCAACGTCGAGCTGGTAGAAGAGCTGGCCGCATTAAAGGATCGCCTAGCCTTGAAGGTTATGGACATCCCTCAAGAAGAAAAACACAGCATCGAAGATACTATGGCAGAATTGCGTGCCACGATCAAAACACAAGAGGCAGAGATCCACGCATTGAAGTCGTCAAGAGATCAGCTCCAAGCCAAGAATGCAGATATGCTCAAGCAATTGGCATACTGGAAGAAGCAAGCAGAGAAGGCAGCAGCCTAAACAAATCCGAAGTCCGGCGGTATCCGGTCAGGAGATATAAATGCTTAACCTAAGAGAGCATCAAGCTTACGCAATTCAGAAGCTTGAGGATGGATTTAACGCAGGGCACACAAGACAGTTTTTGTATGCACCTACAGGCGCAGGAAAGACAGAGTGCGCTATTGCAATAATGCAAGAATATGCTCGTCAATACCAAAGATGTGCGATGGTTATGGATCGCGTTGTCTTGGTCGAGCAAACCAGTCTAAGACTTGGCAAGTATCAAATAGATCACGGCGTCATGCAAGCCGGCCATTGGCGCTACAGACCGTCAGAGCGAATCCAAGTTTGTTCTATTCAAACCTTGGCTCGTCGTGGAAAGATTAAGACACCCGATATTCTTTTGTACGATGAGGCGCACGTCCTTCATAAGTCTATGCTCGACTACATTAGAGCCAATCCCCAGATGCGTGTCATTGGCTTATCGGCCACGCCCTTTACGAAAGGTCTTAATGATCTTTACACTAACGTCATTACTGCGACCTCTACAGAAGCGCTGATAGAAAAAAGCTTCTTGTGCCCATTGAAAGTCTATATCGCCAAAGAGATAGACATGAGCGGGGCGAAGAAACTGGCCGGTGAATGGGCGGCAGATGAAGTGGCTAGTCGTGGTATGAAGATTACTGGGGACATCGTGACCGAATGGGTCAAGAAGACACACGAAGTCTTTGGTGAGCCTAGAAAGACTATCGTATTTTGCTCCGGAGTCAACCACGGCAAAGACTTGGAAAAGCAATTCAATGCGGCAGGGTATAACTTTGTCTCTATCTCGTACAAAGAAGACGACGAGTTTAAGAGGCAAACTATTGAGCAATTCTCTAAGCCTGATTCCAGAATTACCGGCCTGATTGCCACAGACATTCTGACTAAAGGCTTTGATGTCTCGGATGTGATGATCGGCATCTCGGCCAGACCATTCTCCAAGTCTTTTAGCAGCCACGTTCAGCAGATGGGACGGGTCATGCGTAGCCATGAGGGCAAGGATTTTGCATTGTGGCTTGACCATTCTGGAAATTTCATCCGGTTTAGAGATGACTGGGAGGATGTCTTTGCCAATGGCGTGAGTACGCTTAAAGACGGCGGTGAGGCAGCCAAGAAAGAACCAACAGAGAAAGAGAAGACAGAATCTAAATGCCCTAAGTGTTCGGTATTATGGACGTTTAAGTCTGATACGTGCGGGTCTTGTGGATATGTCAAGGTCAGGATGTCTACTGTCCAGACAGTTCCGGGTGAACTAGAAGAGCTTGCAGCCGCCAATAAGAAGTTACGCGTAGACAATCAATCCTTCTATTCTCAACTTATTTACTACGCGCAAGCCAAAGGTTACAAGCCCGGGTGGGCATTTCATAAATACAAAGAAAAATTTAGCTCTGAGCCAAGGGGGTTATCATCCGCCCCAGAACATGCTAGCCCTCAAACTTTAAATTGGATTCGGTCGCGGACAATTGCGTTTGCGAAGTCTAAAGCGAGAGCGGCATGACGTTCGAAGCCTTTGCGCTTGCTCACGGTTTAATTATTAAAAGTCTGGTCATGCACCGGTGGGTCAGAGTTAAAACCACAGATAAGCCGCATCACTTTAACGGCAGCTACAAATACGACGGCGATGTGGCATTTCTACAGAATTGGGCAATCCATGAAAAGCCTATTAGATGGGCGCAAGAATCGACGTATAAGCGTGATCCAGTCAAAGACAGGGAAAGGGCTGCCCAAGCCTTACAAGAGCGCCAGAGAGCCCAAAAAGAGGCTGCAAACAGGGCTGCATGGATATTGAAACAATGTTCCAAGCAAAGTCACCCGTATCTGGACAAGAAAGGCTTTTCAGACGAGAAAGGATGGGTGTGGAACGATCTTTTAGTGATACCGATGCGTATCTTGGGAAGACTTGTGGGTTGTCAGTTGATAGATAAAACCGGCAATAAGAAGTTTTTGTCTGGACAGGTCACAAAGAATGCTATAGCTACGTTCGATAACAAAGGGGTAGACATCATTACTGAGGGTTATGCAACAGCTCTGTCAGTACGTAGGGCTTTAAAGGCTGTGAAGACACGCTACCGCATCCACGTTACCTTCTCGGCGGGGAATCTGGTTGAGGTTGCTAAGGAATTCCCTGCGTGTTTTGTGGTGGCGGACAACGATGCTACTGGCATCAAAGTTGCCATGCAAACCAAACGTCCGTACTGGGCATCAGACGTTGCAGGGTTTGACTTTAATGACTATGAAATTCAGGTGGGAGCGCAAGCTGCGGGGGAAGAGTTATTGCACGCGCTGAGCAGGACGGGTAAAGACGCTGCTACGTAAGAAGTTTGTATCGGGTGCGTTTAGTATCTCGGACAGCACCTCATTGGCTAGATCAAGCGCTCCTTCTGGATTGCCAAGCGCCTCGGCAGACACCAAGACATTGCCGTCTTCGGTATCTTCTAGGTAGATAATAATTACATTCATCTTGATTCCTTGAACACTTCTAATAACTTCTCAAGGTAGTGAATGCCCTTGCCAATCTCTTGCTCGGACTGATCCTTCGCACCCATACGCATGATGTACTTTAGCGCATTGCCCCTGTAGTAACCGATTTGTTGCTCTATAGGCCAAGTGCCAACAACATCCCATGTCTGCACACCCATCTTTTTATAGTGGTCGCCGCCCACTTGTTTATCGTTAGCTGCCAGCTTAGCGTTCGCTGTCAGTATGTTGTGCCGAATCAACGCATTACGTTCGTCAATAGCTTCTTGCTCGTCAGGCGTAAGCGTTTTTATAGGGTGTGCGTAGCCGCCCTGCT